GTGAGGGTCTGCCCGTACTTCAGGCCCTTCGCGTGCACATCGGCGAGGATCAGCGCGAGGCCCTTGATTTGCTGGTGGTCGGTGAGGCTTCCGCCGAGCTGCTCCATGAGCTCGACGAGCTTCGCGGACTTGAAACTCGCCGAGTACTGAAGTCCAACGACTCCCTGCGTCGCTGCGTAAGCGCTCCCCGCGTTCGTCACGGTGATCTGCCCGCCAGAGACGGTGAACGTCGCGATCTCGCCAGCGGAGGTGCGCAGGCACTTGCCGGTGTCCCATACGACGACCGGCTTGCCCTCGAGGTGCGAAAGCCCGGTGATCGTCGAGCTCCCGACCTGGCTGTACCTGACGAAGGAGTCTGCGAGCTTGGAGAAGGTTGTGTTGCCGCGGCATTCCGACTCTAGCGCCCACTTCTCGAGGTAGCGCACGGTCGAGCCGTTGATGGTGCGCTTCACGCTGTAGTAGACGACGTCCTCCTCGGCGCCCTGCGCGCCGGGCAGCACGCACACGTCCTCGACGTCGCCGTCGGTCTCGATCTCGATCCAGCAGATCACCTGCTCGACCTTGTCGAAGATCAGCATCGCGACAGCGCCGTCGGAGCGCACGAAGTGCACGCGCGTATCCGGCTGCCTTTGCACATCGAAGCGGACGATCCCCGGCTGCCCGATCTCTGGGCAGAGCGCCGAGAGATGAGTGGCGGCGTAGTCGTAGGTCTCGCCCGCATCGAACGCAAGCTCGTAGACGCGATTTCCTCCCCGCTGCACCATGACCCCGCGTGCGTCGATCGCCTTCGCCTGCACCGGGGCGGAGCCCTGGGTCGATGCGACCTTGATGTTGAAGTTCGTCGGCGTCAGGGGCTCGTCGAGCGAGCTCGATCGGCACGAGAATTCCGCCGCCTGGCCGCCGAGGATCAGGCGCTGCAGTACGAGGATCCACTCGATCGTGTCGACTGGGCCGCGCCCGATCGAACGCTGAATCGGGCCAGCGTCGCCTTCGAAGTCCGGATCGAAGCCGTTGAACGCATCCGAGATCGAGGCATCGAACTTGTCCTTGCCAGCCCAGGAAAGCCGTCCCTCGACGAAACCGACGGCGCTAGGCCAGCCGCGGTAGTCGGACCACGCCCCCTCCGCCCAGATGTCGGTCGCCGCGGTGTCGCCGAGATCCGTGATCACCTCCGCCGAGGCCGACGTCGGGCTGTTGTAGGCCGTGATGCGCACGACGCCGGTGATCGACCCGACCGCATAGTCCAGCGTCAGCACGACTGTGCCGCTCGTGAATCCGCCCGTTTTTACCCCGATGCGGTAGTACGCGATCTGGTTGTCCAGACCGTCGTCGTAGGTGATGGTGTCATTCGTCGTATAGGTGGTTACGTCCTCCCACGGCCCCGAACTCGACTCAAGCGAGCGTTGTAGCGTCACCGTTGCGGTCCACGTGCCGGAGCGGATGATGGTGAAAACTCTGGACGCGTCGACCCCGGTTACGCGGATCGCGGAGGTGAACTGGTTCTCCGCGGTCACGCTCGCTTCGACGCGCTGGCCGTCAGACGTGATTTGAAAAAGCGCGCCGACATTGTGCGCCGAGGGCCCTTGCGTCGAGCGAAAGAGCGACGCCGATGCGGTGAGCGTGATGTTTCCAGAGAGCGCGGATGGCGTGATCGTGATCGGCCCGACGTTCTCGGTGCGAAACGGCCCATCTGTCGCGAGGTACTGGGAGACCGACCAGGAGCGCGCGCCGCGTCGCTCGATCTTGCGCTGCGTATAGCCCGCGGCCGCGCAGAAGACGATGTCCCCGGATTGGTCGTAGCGCAGCGTTGCGAGAGTTGCAGCCGACGGCCACGGGTGGCCGATCGTCATCACCCCTGCGGCTTCGATGGTGCACGAATCGACCAGCACCTGACGCTTCAGGCGCGACAGGAACCGGATGTTGAAGTCCCCGGTCGGCGTGAACGCCAGCGAGTGCACCCCAGTATCGAGCTCGGTCTCGTTCACGTAGGAGTCGTCGGTGGTCGAGGTCCCGACGCGCAGGATCACCGGACCGCGGTTGACGACGATGCGAAGCGCGTGCTCCTTGTTCTGGTCCGCAGCGACGACGGTCACGGTCTGGTCTCGGATCGCCGCGGCGGTGCCGTTGCCGGTGAGGCCCATGTAACCGCCCGAGACCCAAGCCGACGTGCCGCCTGCTTCGTCGTTGTCGGTCCAGCTCGTGAGGTTCGCCGTGAAGTCGCCGTTTGCTACCGCGCTCGTCACCGACACGCGTGTCACCAGCGCATCGTCGATCCAGACGCGCATCACGCTCGGCGTGAGCTCGATGAGCGCCTTGTCGCTCGTGCTGAAGATGAACGGGATGTAGTAGGCCTGCGCGTTCGAGGCGCTCGAGCCGATGTAGCCGAGGCCCGGCCGGATGCTCATCGATCCGAGCACGCGCGATATCCAGTTCGTCTGCACCTCGGAAGCCATAGCGAGGCGCTTGATGTCGGAGCGCGCAAGCCCCAGGCGCGAGACGATACCCCGGTTGAAGGCGATCTTCGCGACGCGGGCGCGCGCCATGGCTCAGCCGATCAGGCTGGTGTTCGAGCCGCCGTCGCGCCTGCCGCAGTTGCCAGCGTGCCTTGCCGCGGCCCAGGTGCCTCGGGTCGGGAAGCTTGCCGGCTGCGTCATCGCGGCCTTGTTCTTCGCGATGAGGAGATTGCGAGCGAGCAGCCCCGTGCGCGGGTGCTCGATGTCGTCGATCTTGTCCGCGCCGCCGGGCATCTTGCGAATGATCCGGCTCGCAAAGTACGCCTTCACGTAGTCGGTGAAGCTCGCCGGCCACTTCGCGAAATCCATCCCGTAGGTGGTGTCGTCCGAGACGTACTTCACGTAGATGATGTCGATGTCGGCGAACCAGTAGCTCACCTCGTCGGCGTATTGCGTGAGCGGGTTGCGCATGTATTCGTCTTGGAAAACCCCGCTCGTCGCCACCCAGTCGGTGGGCTTGTCGAAGGCGCGCTGGAGTCCCCAGTCGGGCGATATGCTCGGGTTGTAGTCGAGCTCGGAGGCGCGCATCGCGAAGTGCCACTGCGCCTGCTCGAGGCAGTAGCGCACCCCTCCGTCGTTCCAGACGAGATCGAGCAGGTGCCGGGGCTCCCGGTCCTCCGTGAGCGACGCAAGCTGCCGATCGCCGCAGATGAGCAGCGCGCCGTTGTAGATCTTGAGCCGGTCGGTGGCCACTGCGAATGGCCCTCCCGGCTACGAGGCGAGCGCTTCGGCGACGGGCGGAGGAGCGGCGAACTGCTCGCGCGCATGCTTTTCGAGCCACGCCTGCGCGTCGTCCTTCTGCTCGATGCCCTCGGTGAGCACGTTGCGATCGGCCTTGCGCACGATCGACCACTTGTGCGGGCCGCGGTAGGTCACGCTGTGCGCATCGATGAACGCCTTCACCTGGTCTTCGGAGGTCTGGCTGAGCGACACGTCCCGCGTGGTGAGCCTGTGGAGCGCGAGTTGCTGCACGCGCGCCCAGTTGCGCGAGGCGTCCAGCACGATGTAGAAGGCGATCCACGTGCCGTCTTCGGCACGGGCTCGGATCTCGTCGTACGGGCGCAGCTTCGTCGCGTGATGCGCCCAGAAGGCCGGCTGCAGCAGGTCCTGCGGCGTGACCCCTTGCGCGATTAGCGCGTCGTGCTGCGTGCTCACGTATTCGAACGGATGCAGCGCCGTCGGCGAGAGCTGCGGGATCGGCTTGTCTTTCTGTTCCATGTTCTCCCCCTCGTTGTGGTGATGCACGGCGAGGCCCGAAGGCCCCGCCGCTTTGCTGCGAGCGCGACGCTTTTACGTGAACGTCGAGCTGATCATGCCGCCCGTGGTAAGGCCGGCGCCGTCCGAACTCACGTGGCGCACCACGCCCACGGTGAGGTTGACGGTCGAACCGAGCGTCGTCCAGCCGACCACGAACATGATGTCGCCAACCCGCATGCCGAGCTGCTTCGCGTCGGTGAAGAAGTTCGACGACATCACATCGGTGGAGTGCGAGGACCAGTATCCCCACACCGCGCCGCCCTGCTCCCTCCACGGGTTCTGGCCGACCGCTGTCGACAGTTGCGTGGAGTTCGGCAGCCCGCCAATGCGCGGAATGAGCAGTCGCGGCGGGTTGGCGACGCTCGAAAGTTCCGTAGTTCCCAGATATGCCATGTCGTCCTCCGGTTAGCCGTACACCGTGCCGTCGGTCGTGAAGACCACCACGCCCGCGTTTTGCAGCAGCAGCGCCTCCATGAAGCACGAGGTGCGCGCATAGGTGTAGTCCTGCTCGTCGTTGTAGCCGACGGCGGTGCTCATGCCGCCGGTGTTCGCTGCGTGACCGGCTGCCGTCTTGTGGTACAGGAATGACTTCTCCGAGGCCGTCGCCTTGCCAGGCAGATTCGGGTGCTCGATGATCAGGCAGTTCCTCCAGCGGTACGCCATCGGCTTGTCGCGCCAGCTCGGGTTATTTTCCGAGCCCGCGTACGGTTTCACTTCGACGTAGTCCGCATTCGCGAACTCGGGCGCCTGCTCGAGAAACGCGAGGTAGCTCGGCTGGCACAGGAACGTGATGTTCGAGTCCCACGGGACCGATGCGTTCGAGAGCTTCACCCGTCCGTTCTGGAACAGGCTCACCGTCGGGGTTGCGCCCGCGGCGCCGACCGTCACCGTGCCGGTATTGAGCACCGTGATGATCTGATCGTCGACCTTGCGGTTCATCACCGCCATCGACGTCATCTGCATGATCTGGCGCTGGTTGCCCTGGCTCGCGAAGATGTTGAAGCCGGTCTTCCTCACCAGGTCGTGCCACTCGCGCAGCGTGACCGTGTTCTGGGTGTTGTCGTCCGCGCGCGCCGGGATGAGCCCGTTTGCGCCGCGCGTCACCGCGGTTGCGCCGCCCGATCCGGCGACCAGGAACACGGCCTGGTTGCCCTTGATCACGGCTTCGGTCGTCACCGTCTCGCGAAGCACCGTTGCGCGCGCTTCGAAGGCGGCGATGAACTCGTCGCGGTACTGGGTTTGATACGCAGTGTCGACCATGATGGTCCCCCTTTGCTAAGTCGAGTTGTCGACCTCGCTACGGGGTGTCCATCACGGCTGTTGGCCGGGGTGTCCCTCTACGGGGGCCGGCGGCCAGCGGATCGGGGCCGAGCTTCGGTTCCGGTTTCCGCCCGCGTTACCCGAAGGTCACGCGGTTGGCGCGTTTATACGCTGAATCGTTTTGCTTTGCAAACCCTCATTAGGGTTTCAGGCTGCCTTCGCCTGCAGCTTGCCCTGGGCGGCGATCAGCTCGCGATAGCGAGCCTGCAGCTTTTCGGCCTCCGGTCCTTTCCAGTATTTGCTGTTTTCGTTGCCCATCAGCTTCTTCAGCTCGATGATCTCGGCCTCGATCGTCTTGCCAACATCGCCGCTCGCCCCCGGCACGACCGTCGCCGCCGGGTTGATCTCGCGCTCCATCTGCACGAGCCATTTCCAGGCCTCGGCCGAAGCGCGGATCGGCGTGTGGTCGGCAAGGTAGCCGTTCATGAAGCGATCGCGAAAGCCCTGCGGCGCGCGGGAAAGAAGCGCTTCGGCCATCG